AGCTTTGCGAAACCATTTCTTATGGCCTTCCGGCTTAATACAGGCATGTAACTCTGGGCCTTTGCGGAGAATACACCCGATAATCTGGTGATTTACTCTGCATGGGAAAATCTCCCAGTCGCCAAACATTTGATTGAATACCGCTTCAGATATACCGATTCGATCTTTGGCCGAATCGTAGGCAGCTTTCAAAGCTACATCTTTATCGCTCATACTTCGTGATCTTTCACATTTTGGATACAAGCATTATACTCTTTTTCTGCAACAACCATCGAGTTCTGTGGACTATTATATACATCTTCAATCATCTGGAACATCATCCGAACATCAGCTTCGTCCTTGATATAACTACCAGGGGGTAATTCCTTGATGAAATTCAGCAGGGCTTGTTGGACTTCCTTAATGTCTACATCATTATCTCGCATCAAGGATACCGTATATGAATCTCTGGCGAATGCTAGGCATTGGTCTTGTTCCATCGGATGGGCAAACGCTGTTTGCATAGCGACCAGTAAAAATGCGATAAAGCCAGCAATATTCAGAATCTTCATAGAAGCTCCTTAGTTGATATAAATTTGGTACATCTGTCCGTTGTTAAAATTCGGGCTTACATTCCAAGTCCACTGGGTTGAAGCAGGGCCAACAAAATAACTCGCACTGGCACTGGTGTAGGTCGTGGCATCGATTCTCAGAGTGGTGAAAGCATTCTGGGGCAGGATGCCATACAAGGTAAGGTTAAGCGAACTGTGGCCCCCTGCTGGCCCCGTAAGGGCATTGATGCTATACCGGCCATCAGCCGATGGCGTCATGCTGCCCGTTGAAGGGCTGTAGCTGGCAGGATTCATGTAACCAATCGTGCTTCCATTTGTAGCCCAGGTTCCTGCAAACATAACGAACCGGGTTTTACCCAGGAATTGCCAGGTTTGGTTTGGATGGCCAGTAGTACCCCGCAAGGCATCCAAGCTGCCATCAGCGAAGCTAAGGGTATTGGTCATTGGCCGACCAATTTCAAGATTAAGTGCCGCAGTTGTAACAGGGCCAGATGCTGGAATAGTCATGATTAAATCGCCACGTAACCACCGGCATCCCCGGCTGAATACATCGTCCCATCGGGGCCGAAACGCATCTTACCTACACCGTTGCAGACAAAATACAAATAACCGCCGCTTTCATATATCTGCCAAGTGGCACTGTGAAAAGCTACCGTGCTTTGCGCATAGGTACAATTGGTGGCAAAGTTAGCGTTGGTAGCAAAGCTGGCGTTAGTTGCATTGGTGGCCGAAGTTGCATTACCCGCCAGGGCACCAGAGAAGGTCACAGCCGTGATCGTACCTGACGAGTTGACCGTGGCGAAGTTTGCTGTACCCGTAAAGTTAGGGGAATTGGTATCCGCTTTCGACGACACCGCAGTGGCGATGTTATTAAATTCGGTATCAATCTCCGTCCCTTTGACCACCTTGGAAGGGTTGCCAGGGGCAAGACCGTCTTTAATGGCAAAGTCGGTAGTCTTTGCGTAATTACTCATTATTCCATTCTCCCTAGTTTGGCCAGAATATCTAACCGTTGAATTTCAACCTTGGCACCATTGATGCTGGATTCCAGCCCCAGTTTCATGATCTTGCCCGAGCCATACAAGGGGCTGCTCAGATTGAAGGTTTGGGAACCTGAAGTAAATTCAGCTACCCCATATTCGGTATCCGAAGTACCATATTCGGAAATCGTTACATCAGTATCTGTGGTAATCTGCCCAGTTAATGCGGTTTGGGCAAAGTCGAAATACCATTTCAATGTCACCGTTGTGGATGCATTGGTCGTTACCGTACAATTCATCCGTTTCAAAATCTTGGTAAAGCTGCCATAGTTCGGCATGGTACGGCTGAAGTGTTCCTGGGCAATCGAGAAATCCAGCCAAGTGGTGTAATAGGTCATCTGATAAGGATGCCCATTGTCCATATAACCAATGTATTGGGACAGGTAGCCTTGCGAACCAATGTACAAAGTATCGTCCCGTGCTTGGCAAAATGCAGCAGGGTCTAAATGGTTCCAGACCGTTACCCGATATGAGCCATCGTCCAAGGGACGGCGCAAGTCCACGCAGAAGGTGAACCAGGAAGAGTAGCTGGCACTCGGAACCGTCAACAGATAGAAGGCATTGGTTTCCGAATATACCGATCTGATTTTATTCAGATCAGCCCCCAGGACATAGTTGCGTAATTGGTCACGGACATTCTTGGAAATGTCAGTAATCGGCAACGATTTCTCCTGGATGGTACGTCCCAAACTCCGAATACCGGAATGGCTTAGGAATACAATATCTGTACCAATTTCCTGAATGCTGTCCCTGGCAATACAACCCAAGCCAGCAATGTTCTCCACCAGCACCATCGAAGATGGAACACCGGCTCCTGAATAGACCAGGATGTTATTGGTGCAGAAGATGATCAGGTTGCCATTCCAGGCCCGTAGGGCGACAATCGTGTCCATCCCTTGGGTTAGTACCGAACGCAAGTCCAAAGAGCCTGACGAGCCTCCTGTCCATTGTCGGCCAAGCAAAGCGTCCGACCACCAGACTTTCATCTTGTTGCCAGCAGCATCAGCTACCCACAAGCGGCCAAAGGCCGACAGGCATTCATTCGGTTTCAGCAAGCCGATCACCTGATCGGCGCTATCGGTAAAGCCACCACCGGCACTAATCTTGGTGTAGACACCAGTGCCAGTGTATTCCAGTGGGTCTTGGCCAGCCTGGAAGGCGTATGCATTATTGTTGAAATTAACAATCTTCCAGTTTGGTGCAGTAGGAGCAACAGCCGGGGAAATATTCGTTAAGGTAGTTGTACCTTTCCACAGCTTATTGTCATCAGTAGCACAGTGGATTTCTGATACACCAGAACCACTCAGGTATTCGTGGATTTGCACCACCTTTGGATTACCTGCAATGGGGGCACTAACAGGTTGCCAGCCTTTACGGGATTCCAGGCCGCTATCCTTGGAGATCACGGTATTGTAGGCTTCAGAAGCCCACGATACATCTAGCCCAATCCCATTTTCCTGGGTATTGAGTCCAAAGAAACCAGGTTGTGGAATCGAAACTGATTTAAGGTCTTGCGCCATTAGGTAGCAGTCCAAACAAGTTCATCAGGCACTCGGGCTACATCCAGAGCAATCTGGTAGCTGAGTGCATTTTGATACAGCACATATTGGTCAGTGGTTTTAAAGCCTTGATCTTCGCCACGTTCGGAAATCGCCCGTGCCCATGTGCCGAGGCTGATCGGCAGGGTCGGGACACGAACCACATCAGTGGGGGCCACCAAGTCAGGGTCAGGAATAAAAGCTGGCACCTTGATCGTGTACACCTGATCTGGCGTAGGCCAGAGGCGAAACTCAGCATCATTGCCATTCTGGCCAACGATTGCATAATAAGAAGGAAGCCCTAGATCGACGCTGGTTGTCCAGCGGTAGGCTTCCAATACATCCCCGGCAAACGGGAAAATATATCCCTGGGCCGTGGAGTTAAACATTCGATTTTGGCGATCCTGGAATTGCCATTCTTGACCAGAACCAGTCAGGGTGTAGGTATCCACACCAGGGGTCGTGGTGACAGTTAGAGTCTGCCGTAGCATAGTCCAGCGCCATGCTTCCTCGACTTCCTTCATTGTTTCATTTGCGAAGTCTAGGATCAATGCAGCATAGGCTGACGAGAACCCCGTTACCTGGGGTTCCCGAAGCCGTCTAAGCACACCATTAACAATTGTTAATGCGGTTGCCATGTTTAGCCTTTTACTTTTTTGGTATCTTTAGGTTCCTGGACAGCAGGAGTTTCCACCACTTCGGTGTAATCGGGATGCTTGCGCATTTCCGCTACATCATAAGCACTTGAAAACTCATAAATCTGTCCCGAGGAATTATCTTTGAACTTAACCATGTTTATCCTTAAACGAAGTTAGGACGCGCCACTACGAAATTGACCGTTGGAGTGACCAACGTAATCGTACTGCCAGTGTTGTTACTATATTCAATGGTCACAGTATCAACACCAGATACATAACCACCAACCATCATGCTATTTCGGTTCACATTCAATGACACTGCGATCACAGCATCGCCGAATTTAACACCGGGAACCGTGACGGTCGAAGTAACACTGGTTTGGGTCGCGGGTGCGACGTTAGCCGATTCC